GTAAGAATCTGCTCACTCTCATTATAAATTCTCCATCTCCTCTAAAAGTAATTCCTTGTTTTTTGTCCTGAGTAATATCAAAATCTCCTGAAAGAATATTAGCTGCAATGGCAGTAGTAGTTCCTCCCTTAATTTGATTTAGACCTGTTTCATGTTCAAAGTAAGTTGAAATTCCATCTGTGTTTCCTACTGTATCACAGGTATCGGTACCTGCATCATAGAATGTAGCATGAGGCAAACCAAAAACAGCTGAGTCTACCCAAGCGGTTCTTGGAAAAATTGAACTAGCGTTCGTAAACCAAATAGGTCTAGATGGAGTTGAATCTAGATAACTATAAATTACACATCTATTTATAACATTGGAACCAGAGGTTGGATAAAACCACATCACCTCTCCAAACAAGTTATTAATTCCACAATAGATAAATTGATTTGAAGTTGTGTTCAAATCATCATAAACATAGTCTTCCACTAAACAATCCATCGATTCTAGTTTACCAGTAAATCTAAAGAAACCATTATCAGACATCCAATAAGCAGCGCCATCCACTTCGACAGCTGCATTCTTTCCAATTAATCCACAGTTGGTTCCAACCTGTTCATAAGCAAACGTAAAAGGAGTTCCAACAAATCTCATGGTGAATAATGAAGTATCCGTCCATACATAAATTGCATTTCTACCTAGTTTAGCTCCCATGATCCGTGAGCCGGCAGCCAGTCTTTGTGTGCCAGCGGTATTAATAGCTGTAGGTTCCCAGTCAGTTATATCCTCTTGAGAAGAGAATCTTATAAACATATCGTCTTGAGTATCTGTATCTCCAATCGTGGTTTCAGTTCCAAATAAAACTAAGTGACGATCGGGTGTAGAGACTAACATGTCTCTGGATGCTGTTGGTGCACCACTAACAATTGTTGCTCTTGTGCTCGTGGCATTCGTTAAATCTGAATCCCATTCAAAGACAGCTCCATTAAAAATTAAAGCTAATAAAGTACTTCCTAAATTATCCAAGGACCATAGACCAGGCTCTGCAACTTTGTCCGTTGTAGAAGAGGCTTCGTTCCATGCACTATAGTCAGTGATGTCAGTAATGGTCGCTCCATCTGAGTGAAGAGCAGCTGTTGTTCCATTAATTTCTCGAACAACTCCACTTAATACATTTGAACTAATTCCAGTATAACTAATATCCTCTGTGCCTATTCTTATTTCACTAGTCCCGCTGGTAGGAAAACCTAATGAACTGGTTAATGTAATACCAGTTGTTGCACCAGTAGAAGTAATAGCTCCATTTAAAGTTGTCGTTTGAGGAGAGGTTACTGTTCCACCCCATTGAGATATACCCCATCCAAAAACACCAACCTGTTCAGCGGGTCCTACAGGATAGTACCATTTAACAGATAGATCTCCATCAGTAGCGGTTGCGCTTGCAGTGGATCCCATTGTAATAGTAACTGAGGTACCGTCTACTACTTCAGTTATCATAAAAGTTTTATTATCAAAATCAGAAGCTGAATAACCAGACCCGGTAGGAGGGGTAACACTTTCAAGAAATAAAATATCTCCTGCTGTCATTCCAGCGGTTGAAGATAAAGTAATGGTAAGAATAGCAGAGCCACTATCAGAAGCTAAGGCACCTGTTAGTGCTCCAAAGTTAGTTTTAATTGGGTGAATATCATAATAGGCTCCCCCTGTATAAGCGTATAAAATTCGATTGGTTCCAATGATGGCATATTTAATGCCTTCTTTGTTAACCATTTGATGAAGAGCCCGAGCTGAACCGGTTAAAGATTTATCTCCTAATTGAGACCAACCTCCTATTTTTTCAGGTGTGCCATATCTAAAACGAACATTCTCTCCGCCAGTCCATTGTGCCTCAGCGCCTGTCGGGGTAATTTGTTTGTTGAATCCTGGTAAGAACCCTATTTTTTGTAGCATATAAAACTCCAGAGTTTAAATTATACTAGATAGGAGATGGAATCAAGATAACTGTTATCTGGAGTTGGTAGGTGTACCGCTTGAATTGACGAAAGGTGATTCAGCACAAGCCACATATATATAAGTTTCAGCAACATTTGGATCGGCTGTAGTTCTCATTTTAAAGCCATTACTAAGAATGTCCATCTTATCATTTGTACCTTCTGCAGAAGATCCGTCTGCATCCAGAGCATCATTATCAACATTATAACCTAATCTTTTATCGTCAAGCATCTCCCAAGAACTTGTACTGTCTATTGATTTACATATAATAAATGCTGGTCTGAATCCAGTATAGACAAACGCGCCATCAGCATTTCCGTTTCCTTCGTAGGAAGAAAATTTTGAATACCCAGTAATGTCTGCGAAGCAGTAAGCTATAAAATCATCTCCACTATTAGTTACATTGGTACTTGAACCAATAGAAAATACAGAACTTGTTGGGTCAACTCCATTAAAATAAGCATCACTTGTTGTTGGAGCAGCAGTTTGCTCTAAAAATATTGCTTTACCAGAACCTAAAGAAGAATGATAACAAGTCCATGCTTTAGCTGTATCTAAACATCTCACTATAATAAATTTAGGTGCTACTCCCAAACCATGACCTACTGTTGCTGCCGAACCTGTGCCAACATATTTAACTATTGAAAATCCTGCTGTAGCATTTACTGAAACTGTTGAACTTATAGAACCATCTGTATTAGCTGAACCTGCTCCATTTGCTTTCCAGTTCCAACTTACATACTCTTCTGTATTGGTATTAACTTCTGCCTGTGTTCCAACTGTAAACCCATCTGAATCAAAAGTTTTAAGAGATTCTGCGTTTGTTGCTTGAACCAATGTATTATTACTACTTATATATTTAGTGACTCCTCTAACTGCATCGGTTAAAACATGGAAATCAGCGGCATCTTTATTTTTAATCCAGGTAAAGTCAGGTTGAAATCCAACGCCTGTAACTCCTAAAGAACTTCCTGTGCCAGTATAAAGAACAGTTTTAAAATATGCGCCTGCGTCATTCACCGTCGTATAAACTGCCATTTAACCTCCAAACTCCGCTAAATTTTTAGTGCACAGCGCATAATATCCGGATGGAACTGCATACTCGAAATTTCCGTAGCCGTTTGCATCTGCATTGCCTGATGTAATTGCAAAACCTGGACAGCCACCAAAGTTCGCCTCAACTGTTGAATTTGTGGGACTGGCTCCAACATGCCAACTGCTATCAGACGCTGGTAAACTAACTGCACCTGTACCTGTTGCTCCTGAAGTTGGGTCGCCCGAGTTTTGCCATACACTATTTTTACTAAAATAAACTTTACTATTATCTAAATCTAAAGCTATACCAAGAATATCTCCATCAGCCAAAGTATCCCCATAAGATGTACCACTATCTGATGTATATACGTCTCCATCATATGCACCATAACCAACACTTTGAGCAGTTTGACCTACGTGATTATAAGTATCTCCGATATTTGCTACATCATGTGATGTTAGAACACCACCATAAGTACTATAAAGTAATGAGCCACCAACAGTTCCAACAAATTTAAGTTCACAATACCATTTTCCACTAAAAGAAGCTAGTGTTGTTGGAGCATTTTTGTAAACTCCACCATTTTCAACAACTTTTGTGTTTCCTTCTGCAAAATATTGATAAGAACCAGCACCTTGTTTATAAGAAACTGTTGCTATATTATTATATGTTGCAAAATTATTAGTGGGAGAATCCGTTGCCTGATCTGTTGCATCTATATTAGTTTCTGTGAAATCTGTTCCACCATAAGCATCGTTGCCTAGATTTGCTGAATCCTTAAAATCAAGATAGAATCCATTCGCACCTTTATTACCAGATTGATCGTGTTCTATTGGTTGCCAAATTGTAGGACTGTCAGAATTAAATTCTCCAAAATCTGTTACTGCAGCTGCAGTTCCTTCCAAACAAACAAATTCTGAAAGATAACCATCTAAATAATCATAACCACCCGCACTTTCCGACCTGCCAATAACTAAATTTTGACTATCAACAAAAAAATCAAGATTATCATTTATATTAGGTAAAAGTTCTGTTGCAAAACTTGTAATTCTTGTTCCATTAATATACATTTTTACACGATCTGCTTGAACTCCACCCGTAGTATCCCAAGCAACAAAAAGATGATACCAGGCAGAAAAATCACGACAAAGAGCATTAGTTATTAAATCTAATCTTGTTGGTCCATTAAATTTGAATTGTCCAGCTGCAGTAAACATAAATCTACAATGACCACTTGTAGATTGACCAATAATTTGCGTATCGGCATTACCAGCAGCATTAGTTAACCTGTTTGTTCTTTTAACCCAAACAGATATTGTTCCTATTGTTTGACTAGCAACTGAACTACTAGATTTAACCATATACATATCTGTTCCAGAACCTTCATCAATTCTACATGAGTTATCTACATCATATGCTGCTGTTACTGCTGATGATCCACCTAAGACTAGAGGCATTAAACCGCCTCTGGAAATTCGCCTAGGGGTCTTACCGGTGGGTTATCCTTATTATAAAGATATAAAGCTGCCAGTTCGTCAACCGTTGAAGAGGCATCTATTAATTCTTCCATGTCGTTTGATGCAGTTCTTACTTCTGCCCTATAAGTTGTCATTTCTGCTGAAACAGAATAACTATCCACTTCGGTTGCCTTAATGACATGCCAGTCGGTAGGAGTTAATAAACTACTTGCCTGTTGTTTAACTTTTTCTTTATGTTTAGTTTTTAATCCTGGTGTAATACTATCATCTTCATTTGTTACGTCTGCCAATGAGTTAGCAGTAGCTTCTCCATACGAAGCTGTAACTTTTCCATCTGCAAAGTTAAAAGATTGATTAGTGTTATTATAGTATGCTTCGTCTTTCTTATTTGTATTATCCCAAACTACTTCATAGATGCCGATCGCTTCTCTTTCAGCTGGTGTCCATAAATTATAAATAGATTGAGGGTATTGATTTTCACCAATAGTAATTCCTCGATTACTCGATACTGTTTTTGTTATTGAATCGTTTTCTACTAATACAAACATTATGCTACCGTTAAGGCTAAAGTAGATCCTACTTGTAGCCATTTTGCGTTGTGATATCTGAATACAAATAAATCTGCAAGAGCTGCTGTCGTTGTTAAAGTTGGTGCAGCCTCAAGAGGAAATTCAAATACTGCGTTCCATGTTAAAGTCCTGCTCCCTGACCCGTCTTGAATAATCAATAAAGAAACAAACTGTCCTGTTTGACTATTGGTTGGTGCTGCTAAAATTCTGTTATCTGTTAATGTAACTTTGGTTATAGGCATTGCTTGTGCATCCCAGGTAATGGTTGCAGCGTCTGTTAAACTTGTTTCAGGAGCATAAGCCGCATCGTTGAAGACTACGTTTCCAGTACCATTATTGGTAAAGCTAATATCTCCATTTGCACCATCCGCAAGTGTAATATTTCCAGCATTAGTTCCATTATTTGTGTTTAAAATTAAATCTCCCGTACCTTGAGTAGTAAGCGTTGCATTAGCATCATTATCACCAATCTGTACGGCATCCGCTCCAAGATTAACATCACCTGTTCCATTGGGAATAATATCAATATCAGCGTTTGAAGTTGAAACTATATCTTGACCATTGAGATCTAAGTCACCGCCTAATTGTGGTGAAGTATCATCAACAACAGCTGACAGAAATCCAGTATCAACAAGTTCAGGATTTGTAACATGATTAGCCGTTGCATAAACAATTTTATAACCTTTATCCGTAGCGCTCCATGTTACACCACTGTCTGAACCAGTGACATATTTAAATTGAACTGTGTAAGCACCTGATGAGGAGTTTTTAATTAGATAAAGCTGTTGAACATCTAAAGGAATTGTTACTATAGTAGCTTCACCAATTGATCCTGTAAATTCTATAGTTCTGTGTGCAACTTGGTTAGTATTACCTGATGTTCCGTCTGCTACAGCTAAAGCAGTGGGAGTTGATGCTATAGATTGTGAGAGATAGCCACCAGAAATTTGTTCTAGAATCTCTAAATTTGTATTAGTAGCTGTTCCCCATGTACCGGCGTTTTCGCCAGTAGCCATCTTGTCAACTCCTAAACCTGTATATGTTGAAGGCATAATTTTCTCCTAATTAATACGTATTGTGTATCTTTTTATATTTAATATTGTTCATAATGTCAACATAGATTACTTAAGAATTCTAGTCCAATTACCTGTTTGAGTAGCTGTTACTTGACTATAATTACCAGTTTGTTCAGCTGTAACAAGTCCCCATCCTATCGGTGCTACGCCACTAGGAGAAAGAGTAATAGTTGCTGAAAGCCCTGTCAAAGATACCGTCGTGAAAGTAGATATCGTTACGCTTCCTACTGAAGACGTAGCGGAAACTCCAGTGAGAGGCACTCCGATTCCTGTAACTACTGATCCAAGCGACGAAGTTGCTGAAACTCCAGTTGGTTGAACCACTGGATTTGAAGTAATATTAGGAGATCCCACCGAAAACTCTGCAGAAATTCCAGTTAGAGTAGTTGTATTATAGGATCTTATAGTCGGCGCGCCATCAGAAGCGGTTAGTGAAAGCCCTGTGAGAGGCACACCAATTTCTATATTCAACGACCCATCAGAAAGAGTAGCTGATATTCCTGTCAATGATGCAATCGTCTCTGGAGTAGCTGTAGGAGTTCCTGGAGTTGAAGTTGCGGAAATTCCTGTAAGCCCCATTTGTTGTTGAGGAATAGTTACGGGTGAATAACCCCAACCATATGTACTATTATTCCATGCTAGATCTCCCCATCCTGGAATAATTTCTCCTAGACTTGAAGTAAGTGATAATCCTGTAAGTGAAACTGTAATCGCTGATTCACCCCAGTTTTCATCTCCCCAGCTATCTCTACCCCATCCAGTTTCATTGAAAGCTATAACACTTCCGAGTGATGTAGTTGCTGAAACGCCTGTTATAGAAACATCAATTTGAGTTTGTTCACCCCATTGATTCTGACCCCAGGTTGTTAAGGCTTGATTCCAAGTATTAGCCATAAGGAAGGACTCCTTACGCTAGTTGTATGATCGCTGTTGATGCCGCCGCTGCTGGAAATTCAATCGTGAATGTTCCACTAGTAACTGTTTTATCTCCACCAAACGCAATCGTACAACATGCTGGATCACCAGAGGCTGAGTCATTAAAAATTAAACAGCCATTCGCTGTGAAAGAAGCAGATGTCCAACTTGAATTAGAAAAATCACAAACCGCTGTGTCTGAATCTAAAACAGGAGTTACACTTGTTAAAGCATTTCCTTTTGCCGAATAAGCAGATCCAGAAGTATTACTAATTTCATTCGTTGACGAATAAGCTGTTGTGGATTTGTTAATAGTTGCTGAACTTGTGTAGAGAGCTAAATTAAAAGTATCTCCGCTAGATGCAGTAAAATCATGTATTGCTGTCAAAATTTCGACTTTAAAGCTGTTGCAGACTGCTGATGTTATTGCCATAGTTTTTATTCCTTTTAAGGTGAAGGAGAATCGATTTTTATACGAATGGTTCCATCATCGTAATCATCTCTTCGTCTTCTACCTACTTGTTCGATAGCGAACTTCTCTACCTCTTTATTATATCGTTGCTCGTAATATGTCAACATATCTTGAGGGCCTTTTAAATATCCAAAAGCTTCAACCAAAGAAGCATAAAGCAGACCGTTCGCAAAATTCCTGCTTAAATACGTTCCAGTAATATTATTAACTAAACTACCTGGTATAGCTACATAATTAACTTGAAAAGTATAAGTCTTATCTGGG